AGGGTTTCCATAAAGCGTTTCGTGATGACGAGATGCAGACCTCGGTCTATTGGCTTGCTTGGGAGATAACACGCAGATCAGGTGAATCTGTTAAGCCATTTGGGATGGACTTCATCGAGACACTTAAAAGTGTTGAGGTGCTTGATTCCGACCCTTTAGCTTAAAGCGCGATCTTCCATTCACCTACCTTATTGCTAGGCTAAGCATAAGGTTAGGGATCGCGCCACAACATTTATTGGAGTTAGACAAAGTAATGCTAGATGCATTATTGCAAGGTCTAAGTGATGAAGCAAAGGAGATTAAAGATGCCAGCAACAGTAAAAGGCGCCGTTAATCTTCGCAAGTCATTAAGAGAGTTCACTCCAGATTTGGCTAAGAAACTTCCTAAAGAGATAGGCGATGCACTAAAGCCAATCACAAAATCTGCTAAAGGCTACATTCCAGATAGAGGCCAAGTACTAAGTGGATGGCTACCACGCCAGATGTCAGAGGCAACCTTTCCAGCCTTTGATCCTAGAGTGGTCAAGTCAGGCGTAGGGTATAAGACAACACCATCAAAGCCTAATAGCAGAGGTTTCAGGTCATTAGCTCGCGTGTTTAACAAAACTGCCGCTGGAGCGATCTACGAAACAATGGGACGCAAGACTCCAGAAAGTCGCTTTGTAAAGAATCAAGTTGCTAAGTCAGGCGCAGTAATGCGTGGTGATGGCAAGATGCGTGGCCGGGCTTTGTATCGTGCTTATGATGAGAATAATGGCAAGGCTAGAGTTGCAGTATTACAGGCAATTCAAAGCGCAGCTAGAAGGCTTAATGATCGAGCTACGGTGAGAGGTTAATCATGGCAAATGTAGTCATTGACATCGCAACGGAGTTCACAGGTAAAAAAGGTTTTAAGCAAGCCGAAACTGCTACCGATAAACTTACTAAGAATGTAAAGAATCTTGCTAGAAACTTTGGTCTAGCCTTTGGTACTGCGGCAGTTCTAAACTATGCAAAGACATCTATTAAGGCAGCAGCCGATGACCAGAAGGCACAGAAGCAATTAGCCCTAGCACTTGAAAATGTTGGCCTTGCTAGAGATGTTGCAAGCACGGAAGCCTACATTTCAAGACTTCAATCTGAGTTCGGTATTCTTGACGATCTACTACGGCCTGCCTATCAAAGACTTGCAGTAGCAACACAGAATTCTGCCGAGAGCCAGAGACTTCTAAACCTTGCATTAGACATTTCAGCCTCAACTGGCAAGGATGTTAACTCAGTTACTACAGCTTTGAGTCGTGCTTATCTAGGCAATAACACAGCACTTACTCGTTTAGGTGTTGGACTTAGCAAGGCTGATCTCAAGAGTAAATCCTTTGAGGAAATCACAACACAATTAGCAGATACTTTCGCTGGCTCTGCAACAGCAGCAGCACAGACATTTTCAGGTCAGTTAGCAATCTTATCTACAGGCGCAGCTGAAGCATCCGAGATCATCGGTGTTGGCCTTATTGACTCACTCAAACTGCTTAGCGATGGTGGATCAATCTCCAATGTAGTTACAGATATGAAGGCTTTAGCCACAGCCATTTCTGACACAACTACTGGCATTGCATTGTTTATTAAAGAAGTTAAAGCGATCCCAGTCTTAGGATCTGCTTTAGGATTCTTGTTCGAGGACATCGGCACAGGCATTATCTTTAGCAAGGCTGGCAAGGAAAGACGAGAACGACTTGCTTACAATAAGAATGAGCACATGTCTAAACAGGCTCAAGTCAAGTCTGATACAAAGATCACTAAACTAGGCACACAGCAATTATCTACAGCAAAGAAATTAGCATCAACTCAGAAGCAGATTGCAGCAGAAAAGAAGAAGCAAGAAGCCTTAGACAAGGCTGCTTTGTTGCTATCTCAAGGCCAGAAGGTCTTTGATGAAGAAGCAATCCAGTTAGCCGCAGCCGCTCAAGGCAAGTTAACGGAAGAAGAACGAGTAAGGGTTGGCTTAAAGCAAAACCTTTACGATCTTGAAAATGCCATCAATGAAGGCAATGTCTCAGCTGCCGCTAAAATTTCACAGTCTTTGCTTAACAATGCCCAGCAACTAAGCGATCTTCGGGCAAAGGCTGGTTTATTCGATTCAATAGGCAATCCCTTTAACGCATGGCTAGAAGCGATTAGATTGTCAGTTATTGAATTATCTAAACTTGCCAACATCAAACTCAATGATGCAGCAATACTCTCTAACATGAGAGCAATTAATTCAGATGTAACAGCCAAGCAACGCGAATTATTAGCATCTACAGATGCAGAGGCTTTAGCAGCAATTAGAGAACTTGCCTCAAAAACTGTAGGTCAACAGAATTCTTTGCTACAAAGAACATCATTTGACCCAGCGACTAGCGGTATGATGATTCCTAATGCTAGTTATAGCAGCGGTGGCACAATAGTCAATGTATCTGTATCGGGGTCAGTCACTACAGAGCGCGATCTAGTCGCAGCCATTACTCAGGGGCTTTATTCACAACAGGCTTCAGGTACTCCAGTTAATTACAGTACGGCTTACTAATGGCATTACCAGCAACCCCTATTGTAAAAATAAACCTTACAGGCGGAGCATCTTTTGCCACTCCATTTATCTTAGATACTTCTCAGCTTGACTTTGCAATACTAGGCGAGCCGGGACAAATCATTATTGATGTGTCCAATCAAGTAACTAAAATAGACACACGCAAAGCACGAAACCTATTTCAAGACAAATATCTTGCGGGTACAGCCACGGTGCGCATCCTTGATCAAAATGGTGACTGGAACCCCACATCGGTAACCAGTCCCTATTATCCCAATTTAGTACCTTTGCGCTCAATTATTATTGAGACAGAATATTCAGGCATTGTCTATTCAATCTTCAAGGGTTACATTCAAGAATACCTTTACACCTATCCTACAGATCAAGAAATTGGCTATGTCGATCTAATCTGTACAGATGCTTTTAGATTGATCTTTAATTCCAATGTAACAACCGTCACAGGTTCAGCAGCAGGTCAAGACACTGGAACACGGGTAGATAAGATCCTTGACACTATTGGCTGGCCTTCAAGTGCTAGGTCGATTATGACTGGCAACACTCTATGTCAGGCAGATCCAGCCACCACACGCTCTGCCTTAGCTGCCATTGAAACTGTCACCTTTACAGAGCAGGGAGCCTTTTACTTCGACAAGGCTGGCAATGCAGTATTCAAAGATAGAGATTTTGTCTATCAGTCAGGAACAGCAACACCTACAGTCTTTTCCAATGCCATAGGATCTACAGACATTCCTTATGCTGGGATAACCTTTGCCTTAGATGATAAGACTATTGTTAACTCAGCAACCGTGACACGCACAGGCGGCACAGCCCAGACTGCATCTAATCAAGATTCTATTGATAAGTTCTTTTTGCACAGCATCACAGCCAATGACATGCTTATGCAAACAGATGCCGAGGCTCTGGATCTTGCTTCTAATTTCGTGGCCTCTCGTAAGGACACAACTTTAAGAATTGAGACTATTACCCTTGATCTAGTAACTTTAGGTTATGGAGCAGGGGTAGAAGCTGCACTGGACTTAGACTACTTCGATCCAATGCAGATAACAAATGTGAATGTGGCAGGAACTACCATTGTCAAGACTCTCCAATGTCAAGGCATAGCCCACAGCATTACGCCTAACACATGGCGCACAACCCTCACAACACAGGAAAATGTCTTGGATGGCTTCATCCTTGACTCGACATTATACGGTATCCTTGACACATCCGTATTGGCATACTAGGAGAATAAATGACATACCCGTTCGTCTCTGGTGATGTACTCACCGCTGCAGACATGAATTTTTTACCTGCCTACACACTCAACCCACAGACTGGCACAACTTACACAGCTACAACTAATGACCAATACAGCAAGCTAGTGACTCAGTCTAATGCTTCTGCAAGTACCTTTAGAATACCTACAAATGCCACTACAGCCTTTCCTATTGGCACTGTATTAAACATTATCAACATTGGCGCTGGGGTCTGCACAATCAACGCAGTAACTTCTGGAACTACAACAATTCTTTCTGCTGGAGCAGTAGCGGCAGCACCTACCCTTGCACAATACAAAGCAGCATCATGCATTAAGACTGGCACAGATACTTGGTATGTCATTGGTGGCGTTGCATAATGTTTGGTGTATCAGTAGGGATTATGGATGGTGCTAAACTTCCATCACCTACCTCAATTGATTATTTAGTGGTTGCAGGCGGTGGTGGTGGAAACGACGGCGCTGGTGGCGCTGGTGGTTTGCGTTCAACAGTCACAGCCACAGGTGGCGGTGGTTCATTAGAAACTGCATTATCAGTCTCTGCTGGTAGTAGTTACACAGTTACAGTTGGCGCTGGTGGCGCTGTTACTGCAAACGGAAGCAACTCTGTTTTTGGAAGTATTACATCTACAGGTGGTGGAACGGGTGGAACTTTCCCTAGCGCTGGATCATCTGGTGGTTCAGGTGGCGGTGGCGGTGGTCGTCAAAGCGCAGCAGGTGGTGCAGGAACTACTAATCAAGGTCGTGCAGGTGGAGCAGCAATCGCAGGAAATGTTGGCGGTACTTGGGGTGGTGGCGGCGGCGGTGGTGCTAACACTGTAGGCTTAGCAGGAGTCGGCACAAACACTGGTGGTGCAGGTGGCGCTGGAGTTGCTGTACTAATCACTGGAAGTTCTTTGAGTTACGCAGGTGGCGGCGGCGGTGGTGGATCAACATTAGGCGGCACTGGAACATTCGGTGGTGGTAATGGTGCATCAGGCGGAACAGCAGGAACAACAGGAACAGTAAACACTGGCGGTGGCGGCGGCGGTGGATCAGATGCAGGTGGAAGTCAGGCAGGTGGTTCAGGAGTTGTTGTCCTTAGATACCCAAGCACTTTTGCAGATTTATCAGTTGGAGCAGGATTAACATTTACTAAAACTACTGTTAGTGGAAATACGATTTACACATTCACGGCAGGAACAGGATCGGTGACTGTCTAATGGCTCACTATGCGTTTTTAGATGACAATAACATTGTTACTGAGGTTATTGTCGGTATTGATGAGACAGAACTAATTGAGGGTTTAGATACAGAGACTTGGTATTCAAACTTTAGAGGTCAAGTCTGCAAGCGTACTTCTTACAATGGCAAAATTCGCAAGAACTATGCAGGAATTGGCTACACATACGATGAAGCCAGAGATGCCTTTATTGCACCTGAACCAGTGAACGCTACAGGCTTTGATGAAGAAACCTGTCAATGGATTGTGCCAGATGAAGATCCGATTATCTAAAGCTGCGATCCAATTAAGGGAACAGATCGATGATGCCTTCCCAGATCGTGACCGCGCATCGGATGGTTGGATCGGTGATACCAGACATGGTTCTCGTAAGTCTGATCATAATCCAGATGAGCAAGGCTGGGTACGCGCCATCGATGTCGATCGTGACTTATCAGGAAAAGCCAAGCCCGACCTCATGCCCGACTTTGTTGATCAAGTTCGTTCAGCCTGTAAAGCGAGATCCGAGAAGCGTATTGCTTACATTATTTTTGACGGGAAAATCTGCTCCCCT